TCGTATTACTTCAGCTTTGCCTTTCCGCGTTGTTGGCGTTGTGCAAGATACAGCCGTTAGCGTTTCAGCCACTGCTTCTACTTCTGGTTCAAGCACAACTGTGACATTGACTGCTGCTAACACAGCCATCCAGCCCGGTATGCAACTGATTGCCCCTACTGGCACAGGTTCAGCCCAAGGTAACTACATTTATGTAGTGACTGTAAGTGGTACTACCGTGACTGTGAACAGTGCCGTTACTTTGGCATCTGGCTCATCAGTAACTTTCGTTGGCTGGCCCGAGGCATTGGTTGTATGGAACCAAGGCTTCCAAGGTTTGACTAACAACACTGGCGTTTAATTAAGGAGCACATAAATGGCTATTTCACGCGCACAACTACTTAAAGAGCTGCTCCCCGGATTGAACGCATTGTTTGGTCTTGAGTACGCACGTTACGGCGAAGAGCATAAAGAAATCTACGAGACTGAGAAATCAGAGCGTAGCTTCGAAGAAGAGACCAAACTCTCTGGTTTCTCCGCTGCTCCAGTTAAGCCCGAGGGTACAGCACTCAGCTATGACAATGCACAAGAGGCATTTACAGCTCGCTATAACCACGAGACTATCGCCCTTGGATTCTCAATCACCGAAGAGGCTATTGAGGATAACTTGTACGACAGCTTGTCTGCTCGTTACACCAAAGGCTTGGCTCGCGCTATGGCTTATACCAAGCAAGTTAAAGCTGCTTCAATTTTGAACAATGCTTTCAACGCAACCTACACGGGTGGCGACGGCGTATCTTTGTTGAACACAGCTCATCCCTTGGTTAACGGTGGCACCAATGCCAACACTCCTTCCACAGCCGCTGACTTGAACGAGACTTCTCTTGAGAACGCCGTTATTCAAATCGCTGCTTGGACAGACGAGCGTGGCCTTTTGATCGCTGCTAGACCCAAGAAATTGATTGTTCCCCCAGCATTGATGTTCGTTGCTACTCGCCTCTTAGAGACTGAGTTGCGCGTTGGTACAAACAACAACGACATTAACGCCATTAAGAACAACGGTTCTGTTCCTGAAGGTTACACAGTTAACCACTTCTTGACAGCACCCAACGCTTGGTTCCTGACCACAGACGTTCCCAATGGTTTGAAGCACTTTGAGCGCACACCATTGCAGAATTCTATGGACGGTGACTTCGACACTGGTAACGTACGTTACAAGTCTCGTGAGCGTTACAGCTTCGGCTGGTCAGATCCATTGGGAATCTACGGTTCTTATTGATCGACAAAGGGGGCTTCGGCCCCCTTTTTTATTTGTTGACAAACTAAAAAATTAGTGTATATTGAAGGCTGTCTGGGATTTTTTCTCTTGTTGCCACTGGCCCAGCAGACGATGCAACGATTAACAAGAGACTTTTGCATAAGGAATTAGCATGGCACGCACCACGTTCTCCGGCCCTATTATTTCGGGCGACCAAAGATTTAGCCCTGTTCGTAACATTGGTTACACAGATTTAGTTCAAAGCGCTTTGTTGGACTTCTCAGTCACAACACCTAACACAGCCAACTATGGCGGTGGTTCAGGCGTATTTGTTAACTCAAACAACATCCCTAACAATTCTGCTGTTATTTACACACCCCAGTCTGGTGTGTTGAGCAATACAGGCCCCACAGTAGCTTCTGCTCCTACTGCTGATACATCTGGAACAATCTATCGCGGTGTGGTGTTTTATTTGCCCTATAGCTGCAACATCACTGACGTGATTGTTGATGTTGGCACATTGCCCACAGACGGTAGCGTAACAGCTAACTCAATCCAACCATATGTATCTAACAACTTTGCAACAAGCACTGGTGTTTACGCTACGATGGCTGCAATTACTTCAGCTACTCGTGGAACTGCTACATATGTTGGTACACAGCTTCCATACGCTAGTGCCACACTGCAAGACTTCCAGAACCCCAACACCAATACACAGCCCACATGGTTCTCACAAGTTGTTGTGACTTTGAAGATCACCAATACCAGCTTGACCACACCTACATCGGGTCAGATTGAAGTGACTTTGCGTTACAACCAATTGGATATGAACATTGGTAACAGCACAACTTACCCCTACGGTAACTTCGACTGATCTTCTGGGGGCTTCGGCCCCCGTCTTTAATTAAGGAGATTAATCATGACAATGCAATATGATGTTCTATCATCGTATAACACAACATCGCCAGCAAATATTACTGGCAATAGACAACGCCTAAAAGGGTTTATGTATCTTGGCAATGGTACTGCTGGTAGTATTGTCTACACAGATACTACGTCCGGTGCTATTTTATACAAGATGGTAGTTTCTGCTTCAGATACGTACACAATCAATTTGATTTTGCCTGGAGAAGGGATTTTAGCGGCGGGTGGTCTGACGCTCACTTTTAGCAACTGTTCTTACGTCACAACTATCTATGGCTAAGTCACCCGCATGGCAACGCAAAGAAGGGAAGAATCCGAATGGCGGTTTGAACGCCAAGGGTCGTGCCAGCTATAACAAAGCCAATCCGGGTAAACCCGGATTGAAGGCACCGCAACCTGAAGGCGGCCCAAGGAAGAAATCATTTTGCGCACGCATGGAAGGCATGAAGCATAAGCTTACATCATCCAAAACAGCGCATGATCCTAACAGCCGCATCAATAAAAGTTTGCGTGCTTGGCATTGTGCAGATGGTTGTGCAATTCGTGGTCATACAAAAGGCACGATGAGGTGAACATGGCAGACATTGAATTAACAGAACGCGAGAAAGCCATTGCCAAAGAAGCGGCCAAGATTGCCCTTGATGAAATGGCTGATGAGTTCTATAAAAAGATTGGAAAGACGGTTGTCAACAAAATTTTTATTTTGATTGGCGCAATTGCTGTAGGGTTTGTGTTTGGCAAAGGTTGGGTTGTAAAAATTTAATATGCCAAGTACAAGCAAGAAGCAACACAATTTCATGGAGGCGGTGGCCCATAGTCCAGCGTTCGCCAAGAAAGCAGGAGTCCCACAAAGCGTGGGTCAAGAGTTCAGTAAAGCGGACAAAGGCCGCGCATTTAAACAAGGTGGAAATATGGAAAAGCATGAAGCACACGCACATCACATGAAGATGGCACATCATCACTTGAAAGAAGCGATGAAGCATGGCGGACACGTCAAGAAAATGGCTACTGGTGGAGTCACTGGTATGCACGGCGTGGAAGAGAAAAAGGGTATGACTACAGCCAAGATGGCTAAAGTCAAAGAAGGCGGCAATAAGCGTTTCGGCGAGCACTCTGTTCAAGAGCGCGGACATACCAAAGGTATGGAGCCTAAAATGGCTGGTTCAACAACTGGCATGAAGCGCGGCGGCAAGACTCATCACCACAAGAAGTGAGATCATCATGCATAGCAAACACCACGAACACCACAAACACGTTCATCCTGCTGGACACGAGCATCCCCATGAGCACAAACACCATGTGCATCACATGAAGGAGCATCACGAAGGCAGTCATGTGCATCACTCACACCACTACGGTAAACATGCCGCTGGACATGAAATGCACCATCACGAAGTTGAGCATTTGCATAAGCATCAAAAACACGACTAGGAGAACATTATGCCTATGATGAGATCCCCAATGGCTGCCCGCGTTCCTGCAAGACCAATGGTCGCAGCGGTTCGTCCCGGTGGCATGATGAAAAAAGGTGGTATGGCTCACCGTGCTCACGAGCGCGCTGATGGTTGCTGCGAACGCGGACACACCAAAGGCCATGTTGTGATGTGCAAAGGCGGCAAAACGTGATTGCCAGCCGGGGTATGGGTGACATCAACCCGTCAAAAATGCCGGGTAAAAAGGTCGTACATCGCAAGGATAATCCAAACGATGTGGATGTGTATGCTAAAGGGGGCGCGGTGTGGAACACACCAAATCCCAAGAAAAAACACAAGAAGTTGAGCCCCGCCAAGAAAGCTGCTGCGAAAGCATCGGCCAAAAAGGCAGGGCGTCCATACCCTAATTTAATTGATAACATGAAAGCTGCAAAATGAAACATCACTTTATTAACTTCTTGAGCGACGCTGGCCATTCTGTTGAAGGCTATGAGCATAAACTTTTGCAAAAGTTTGCTGCATTTGTTGAGTCTTTTGAGGCCAAACAAGATGAACCTGCACCTGTTGCTGAGACTCCTGCACCTGTTGAGCCTGCTGTTGTTGCTGATACTCCTGCTGAAGAAACCAAGGCAGAGTAATGGCTAATACATCCGGCGTCGCAGCGTTCAACTTACAGCTTCCCGAGTTAGTCGAGGAAGCTTTTGAGCGTTGTGGTTCCGAATCCCGTACGGGATACGATGTGC